AAGATTAAGAGTGCTCAATTGGATACTAATTCTTTTATAAAGAAATATGTAGACGAAAAATCAGGACTTATAAATAATATCAGTGGATACCACAAAGCGTTAGCCGTAGCAATGAATCCGGACAAATTTGCTTCGTTCTTTTATGAGCAAGGCAAAGCTGATGCAACGGAAAGTGTAACACGTAAAATGAAAAATGTCGATATGACAGAACGTAAAGCACCGCAGTTGTCAAGCCGTAAGGATGGTTTGCAAATTAGGTCTATTTCCACACCGAGTGGAAGAGGCTTAAAGATTAAAAGTAGAAAATAGTAAAGTTTAAAAATTTAAAAATTAGAAATTATGGCAGGTAATTTTACAGGTCCCGGTTTTGACCTTCAGCCATCGGCACAACAGGTGCCTTTGAGCACAAACTACATCCAAAATTTCGACTTCTTGAATCAGTATCTTCCTGATACATATGAAAAAGAATTTGAAAGATATGGAAACAGAACGATTAGTTCGTTCTTGAGATTAGTAGGAGCAGAGCTTCCTTCTAATTCAGATTTAGTAAAATGGGCAGAGCAAGGTAGGCTTCACGTGAAGTATACAGAGGTTGGTTCGGCTGCAGCACAAGGTGCAGCAGAAGCAGTATTCCAAATTAATGACCCGGCTGCTCCGGCAAACACGGTAACTACAGGACAGAATCCATTCTCAGCACAAGGCGGTATCGCACTTAGAGAAGGACAAACTGTTGTTGTACACCAAAATGACGGTTCAGGCGAGAACAAAGGAATCGTAACTGATGTTGACCTAACTGTTTCTCCAATCACTGCGACTGTTGCTTTTTATGAAGCAGGTGGTCTTGTGACTGCAGGTACAGGTGCAGGTAACTCAGATGTAACTATCTTTATCTATGGTTCTGAATTTAAAAAAGGAACTGTTGGAATGGATGGTTCACTTGAGTCTGATGACTTCATTTTCGAAAACTCTCCAATCATTATCAAAGATAAGTATGCAGTATCAGGTTCTGATATGGCACAGATTGGTTGGATTGAAGTTACAACTGAAAACGGAGCAACAGGATACCTATGGTATATGAAGTCTGAGCACGAAACAAGACTACGTTTCGATGACTATCTTGAAACTGCAATGGTAGAAGCAGTTCCTGCTGAAGCAGGTTCAGGTGCAGCTACTGCAGCGACTAACCCTAACTTTGGTAACAAAGGTTCAGAAGGTATTTTCTACACAGTTGGACAAAGAGGAAATCTTTGGACAGGTGGTGTGCCTGATGCATTAGCAGATTTCGATACCATTATCGGAAGGCTTGACGCTCAAGGTGCGATTGAAGAAAATGTTATTTTCTTGGATAGAGATTTTGGTTTTGCAATTGACGATATGTTGGCTGCTCAAAACTCTTATGGTGCAGGTGGTACTTCTTACGGATTGTTTGACAATGACGAAGAAATGGCACTTAACTTAGGATTCTCAGGATTCCGTAGAGGATATGACTTCTATAAGACTGATTGGAAATATCTAAACGACCCAACAATGAGAGGTGGTTTAGCAGTTGGAGCACCCGGTGTTGGTGGTTCAGGTGCAATCAACGGTCTTCTTGTTCCTGCAGGTTCTACATCTGTGTATGACCAAGTTCTTGGTAAAAATGCTAAGAGACCTTATCTACACGTAAGATATAGAGCTTCAGAAACTGAAGATAGACGTTATAAGACTTGGATTACAGGTTCTGCAGGTGGTGCAGCTACAAGTAGCTTAGATGCTATGGAAGTACACTTCCTATCAGAAAGATGCGTTTGTACAATGGGTGCAAACAACTTCGTACTGTTCGAAGACTAATATGTTTTAAAAGGAGGAGTGTCTTCAAAGACACTCCTACCTTTTTTATTGTTTAAAATTAAATCGATTAAAAATGAAATTTGAATTAAAAGATAGAGTTTACAAACTCACAAGAGACCGAGCACCTTTATCGTGTATTATTCCTTCACGAAGCTCACGAAACGCAGCCTTGTTATACTTTGATGAGGAAAAAGGAATTAACCGTGCAATAAGATATTCCATAAACCAAAAGAGTTGTTTTGAAGATGAACAAGACGGTAATGTTGTAGTTACCCCTGTTATCTTTGAAGATGGAATGTTACGTGTTCCAAAAAATAATCCCGTATTACAAGAATTTTTACATTACCATCCTTTGAATGGTAGAAAGTTTGTAGAGGTAGATTATGGTAAAGACGCACAGGAAGAGGTTGACCAACTTACTGCCGAAGTAGACGCATTGGTAGAAGCTAAATCTCTAAGTATAGAACAACTTGAAAACATAGGAAGAGTTGTGTTTACTAAAGATGTTAGTACAATGACTACATCTGAACTACGTAGAGACATCTTGGTTCTTGCAAAGAAAAATCCTGAAGCGTTTTTAAATTTAATTTCTGACCCAAAACTAAAATTACATTCTACTGTACAACAGTTTTTTGACGCAAAACTTCTTTCATACAGAAACAAAAAGCGTGATGTATATTTTAACTTGGAAGGAAACAAAAAGAAATTAACTACAATTCCGTTTGGTGCTGACTCCATTGAGTATTTAGCAGATTGGTTTCAATCCGATGACGGTGTTGACACATTAGTTTTTTTAGAGAAACAATTGTAGTGAATTAGTCTATTGTCAAGAAGGGGGGTTTAACGACCCCTCTTTTTTTTTGTGTATCTTTGTAACAAAGTATTTACAGATGATAAATTCGGTTAGAAACACAGTATTGTCTATACTTAATAAAAATAATTACGGATACATTTCTCCCTCTGATTTTAATTTGTTTGCCAAACAAGCACAGTTAGATATATTTGAGGATTATTTTTATCAGTATAACTATCAGCTTAATAAAGAAAACCAAAGAGCATCAGGTACAGGATATGCTGATATTACTAAAGGTTATGAGGAAGTGATAAACATTTTTTCAGAAACCAAGTTTCTATTGCACAATGTAAATAACAAATTTTTTACACCAAGTTTAGTCACTACAAATGATAACTATTACCTTTTAAATAAAGTATTAGTTTACACTCGACTGCTAACTTCAGGTGTAAATACCGCAACACAATTAGGAGCTTTAGTAGATAACAATGCCAACTTTGTGGCAGCAGGAGTACAGGTTGGAGATATAGTGGGTAACACCACAACTAATCAAACTGCTTTTGTTTCTAATGTTACTATAAGTACACTTATATTGGTAGATGAGTTAGGAAACGCTGCAAATATATTTGCCAACTTTCCTGAAGGCTATGTAATATATGATGATAGTGTTGTTAACGAAGCTGAAAAAGTAACGCAAAGTAAAATTACAATGCTTAACAATTCTTTGTTAACTGCTCCATCTACAATGTTTCCGGCATACACTCAGCAAGAACCTAATTTATCTTTATTTCCTGCAAGTATAAATACTATCGGTGCAGTTCTGTGTCAATACATAAGGTATCCAAATGACCCCAAGTGGACATATGTTAACCTTACAGGTGGAGAGCCTACGTTTGACCAATCGCAACCGGACTTTCAAGATTTTGAGTTAACTATATCTGATGAACCTACATTGGTATTGAAGATATTGCAGTACGCAGGTATGTCAATAAGAGAAGTGTCTGCGGTGCAGTTTGCTCAGGGATTAGAACAAAAAGAAGACCAAGACGAAAAATAATAAACTATGCCTTATATATCACAATATCAGTATTACGAAAATGGTGGGAATGCACCCGAAAACGAAAATTGGGGTTCTTATCAATATGTTTCGTTGTACGATATAGTTAACAACTTTATGTTGATGTATGCAGGTAATCATTCTTTAATTAACAACGAGGAAAGATATAAGGTTTTATTTCACGCAAAACGAGGAATACAAGAACTAAATTATGATGCGTTTAAAGAAATAAAAATTTTAGAACTTACTGTATGTAACACATTAAGATATGTGCTTCCATCTGACTTTGTTAATTGGGTTAGAATATCTGTATATAAAAATGGTTTGCTCTATCCTTTGACTGAAAACATACAAACAAATTGGAGCAGTGCTTATCTACAAGATAATGACTGTAGAATTTTGTTTGACCAAGACGGAAACGCATTAAGTCCTCAGTATTCAAACATAGATATTGATAGAATAATGGGTAGCAAAAAATCCATATACCTAAACGCTAACAATCCGTTTCACGGATATGAAGGGTATTGTTGTGATGGGATGTGGTATTTTGATTATGAGATAGGTTCACGTTTTGGTTTGAACACTGAGACGGCAAACGCAAACCCTACATTCAAGATTGACAAAAAAGGCGGAGTAATAAACTTTAGTTCTGATATGGCTAATCAAAGTGTTATTCTCGAATATGTATCTGATGGAATGGAAAATGGAGACAATACAGAAATCAGTGTAAATAAATTATTTGAGGATTACATATATGCTTATATAGAATATGCCATACTTAACTCTAAGTTAGGAGTGCAAGAGTACATTGTTCAAAGAGCAAAAAAGAGACGAGCTGCACTTTTAAGAAACGCAAAAATTAGAATGAGTAACATACATCCGGGTAGACTCTTAATGAATTTAAGAGGTCGGGATAAATGGCTAAAGTAATATGGCTAACGTACAAAGAAATTTTATAAAAGGTGTAATGAATAAAAGTCTCGATGAGAGACTTTTGCCTAATGGTCAATACGTTGACGCATTAAATGTACGTTTAGGTTCTACAGAAGACTCTGAAATAGGTTCTGTAGAAAACAGTAAAGGTAACTCTAAACTTACCTCTCTTGAATACAACGGAAATGTAGTTGGTCAAACAGGTCAAGCCAAATGTATTGGTGCTTATGAAGACGGTGCAAATGAAACTTTGTATTGGTTTGTTCACGACCCTGATTTTCAATCGAGTCCTACAAACAAAATTGATTTAATAGTTTCTTTAAATGTACAAACAAATGTATTGACATATCACGTTATAAGCGTGGATGATGGAGGTGGTATCAATACAACTTTAAATTTTAACGACACTTATTTAATCACAGGAGTAAATCTTGTAGATAACACACTATTGTTTTTTACTGATGATTTGAATCCTCCTCGTGTAATAAACGTAACTAAAAACTATCCCAACCCTGTAGCATTAGTAGATGGCTTTACACCTAACTCTATTCTTGTTATTAAAAAACCACCATTAAATTCTCCTAATGTAGTAGCTCAACCCACTTCTTCTCAAAACAATTTTTTAGAAGATAGGTTTGTTTGCTTTGCTTACAGATATAAATATGCAGATGGAGAATACTCTGCAACTTCACAGTTCTCAAATCCTGCGTTTCTGCCGGGTGCATTTGATTATAGTTTTGCAACAGGATTAAATGAAGGAATGTTGAACCTTGCTAATCAAGCTACCATAGAATATAATTCAGGAGATGACTTAGTTGTAGGTATAGATTTATTGTGGAAGGATAATGCTACCGGATTAATACGTGTAATTGAAAAGTTAGATAAAAGTGTATTAGGGTTAATCAATAACACCAACTATACCTATACTTTTAGTAATAGTAAAGTATTTACAGTTTTACCTGATAGTGAGATTTTAAGATTGTATGACAATGTTCCACGTTTAGCACAGGCTCAAACTATTATGGGCAATAGGTTAATGTATGGAGATTATTTAGAACAATATAATTTAGTATCAAAATCAGGCTTTCCTCTCAACTTAGATTAT